GGCCGAGATCGCGGGCAACCTTCCCGACGCCGGCGAAGCGCTCGCGGTGTAACGCCTCGATCCCCGGCGGCAGTTTCACGGGGCCGGTTGGCGCCGGTTGGCCGGCTTTGGCGGCATTGGGCGCCGTTTAGCATGGGTTGGCATGGGTTGACAGCGGCTGGCCGGGGATTCCGCTGCGAATTCGCCCGCCTGTCTTGAGCCGCCCTCGGGCGGCGCGCTACCGGGCGACGCATGGGCTCGGCGGCGCTGGCGCGCCAGACGATCACGCTCCCGATCTTCTACCGCGAGGCGGCGCTCGTCCCGTCGTCGCTCGACGTCACCGGGCGGACGATCGACGTCGTCTGGACGACGGGCGCGCAGGTCCGCCGCCATGGCTTCTGGGATGACGAGCCCTGGCTCGAAGAGCTCTCGCTGGCGCCGGGCGCGGTCGATCTCGCGCGCTTGAACGCCGGCGCGTCGGTCCTCGACAGTCACCGCGCCTACGCCGGGCTCCGCGCCGTCCTCGGCGCCGTCGAGCCGGGGAGCGCGCGGATCGAGGACGGGCGCGGCCTCGCGCGGCTCCGGTTTTCGCAGCGCGCCGAAGTCGCCGACCTGGTCGACGACATCAAAGCCGGCATCATTCGCGCGCTCTCCTGCGGCTACGAGATCGACGAGCTCAACGAAGTCCGTCCGCGCGACCGCAAGACGCGCACGCTGGCGCTCTACCGTGCGGATCGCTGGACGCCGTTTGAAGTGTCCTTCGTCGCTGTCGGGGCGGACCCCGGCGCGCAGACTCGGGAGCGTTCTGGGGACGCCCCGACGCATCGCTGTCTCGTGAGAAGGGGAAGAACCATGCCGACAGACGATCTCTTCGACGCCGAGACGACGACGATCCCCGCCGTCGTCGAGCAACGCGCGCTGGAGCGGCCTCCTGGCAAGCCGGACGAGCCGGCGCCGGAGCCCGAGCCGGAGCCCGACAAGGACGACGAGCCGACCGCCGACGTCGCCGCGCGGGCCCGGCAGGGCGAGCGGAAGCGCGTCCAGGAGATTCGCGACGCCGTCCGCGCCGCCAGTCTCCCCGAGACCTTCGCCGACGACTACATCGCGAAGGGATCCGCCTTCGTCGACGTCGCCCGCGCCATCCTGCGCGAGAAGGCGACGGCGCAGGCGCCCGTCTCGCGCTCCGTCGTCGAAGTCCGCTCGGACGGCCTCGGGCGCTTCCGGGACGGCATGTTGCATGCGCTCTTGCGCCGGATCGCGCCGGAGAAGGTCGACGCGATCCTCGAAAAACTCCCCGAGGGGAAGCGCGCCGAGCTCGTCGAGGCCGCGTCGGAGTGGCAGGGCCGGACGATCCTGGAGCTCGGACGCGCCTGCGTCGAATCGCGCGGCTATCGCCTCCGGGGCGTCTCGCGCATGGAGCTCGCCGCCTACGCGCTCAACCTGACGCCGCCGCCGGGCGGCATGCTCCGCGAGGGCCCGCACGGCTACCTCGCGACGTCCGATCTCCCGAGCCTGCTCGCGACCATTGGCCGGACGCAGTTGACCGCCGGCTACATGGCGGCGCCGCGCACGTTCCCGCCCTGGACGCGGCAGGGAACGATCCCGGACTTCCGCCCGACCTACAAAGTGTCGCTCGGCGCCGGGCCTCGGCTGGCGAAGGTCCCGGAGCATGCGGAATACACGCGCGGACCGCTGCCGGCGACGGCGGCGACCGCGCAGCTTGCGAAGTATGGACGCATTCTCGCGTTCACGCGCGAGGCGATGGTCAACGACGACGTCGGGCTCTTCAATCGGATTCCGCAGCTCTTCGGCAATTCGGCGGCGGCGATGGAAGGAGACGCCGTCTATACCGTGCTGACGTCGAATCCCGTCATGGCGGACGGCAATGCGCTCTTCTCGGCGGCGCACGGGAACCTGATGGCGGCGAGTGTGATCGACGTGAAAAACGTCGGGCTCGCCCGCCAGGCGATGCTCAACCAGAAGAGCCCGGACGGTCAGTTCCTCGGCATCTCGCCGAAATTCATGATCGTCGGGCCGGAACAGGAAGTGTACGCCCTCCAGTTCCTCGCGCCGATCACGATCGTCGGCACGATCGGGAACATCGTCCCGAGCGTCTATCGGTCCATGCAGCTCGTCGTCGATCCGCGGATCACCGATGCATCCTGGTATCTCGCTGCATCGCCCGACCAGATTGACACCATCGAATACGACTATCTCGAGGGCGCCGCCGGCGGCGGGCCGACCCTGGAGACGCGCGAAGGGTGGGACATCGACGGCCAGGAGTACAAAGCGCGCGAGGAATTCTGCGCGACCGCGATCGACTATCGCGGCCTCGTCCGGAATCCCGGCTCGCTCCCGCCGTGATCGCCGACGCCGCGAGGCCGCAGCCCGCAGCCGAGAAGGAGGACGGTCCGTGATTAACTTCATCCAGCCAGCGAATACGATTCCGCTCGTCGCGCCGCGCGCGTTGAAAAGCGGCGACGGCGTCGTCGTCGGGCAATTCTTCGCCATCTGCACGGTCGATACGCCCTCGGGCGCCATCTTCGAGGGCCAGATCGAGGGCGGCGTCTCGCTCAACAAGGGCTCGACGTCGCCGAATCCGGGCGACGTCGCCCACTTCGACGAGCCGACGCAGAAACTCGTCGCAACCGGCGGCGTCCCGATCGGGATCGTCTACGTCGGCGCGTCGCCCGACAACGCGGCAAACGCCTGGGTCAAACTCGTTCCGTCGAAGGTCTAGGGGGCCGATGGCGTTCTGGGACATTCAGGACACCGCGCTCCGGCAATGCCTCGCCCGGCTCGGCGAGGACGCCGTGATCTTTCCGCCGCTCGGTCCGCCGGGCGGCGTCCCGATCCGCGTCCGCTTCGATACCGTCCGGGCGCGGGCGACGCTCGGGCTCGTCCTGGAGCTCTCCAACGAGGCGCCGACCGTCTATCTGCGCGTCGCCGACCTGCCGAACGCCGAGCCGCCCGAGCAGGGCTGGCAATTCGAGGCGCGCGGCGCCCTCTGGGAGATCGTCGACGTCGAGGCGGACGGCGGCGGCGCGGTCCGCTGCCATTCGTTCCGGGTCGGGCCGGGCTCCGTCGCCCCGCTGCCGCCGCTGACGCCGGGACTCGTCCCGAGCGGCGCCTTCGTCGACGACGACGCGCTCGACGCCGACCGGCGAGGGTACGCCTGACGATGGCGCTCCAGCTCCGCCGCCAGACGATCCGCGAGCAGACCGTCGCCGTCTTGAAGGCGGCGCAGACGGTCGCCGGCGATCGCGTCTATCCGTCGCGCATCCTGCCCTGGCGGCGCGATCCCGCGCTGCCGGCGATCGGCGTCTACACAAAGGACGAGCGCGGCGTCGCTCTCGACGGCATTGGCAACTCCGGCCCGTTCGCCCTGCGCCAGGAACTCGAGCTCGTCGTCGAGGCGATCGTCGAGCTCCCGAACGACGGCACGCTCGACAGCCTCGGCGCCGACACGCAAGCGCCGCTCGACGCGCTCTGCGCGCAGATCACGGTCGCGCTGCTCGGTAACCCGGACTGGTACGTCCCGATCGGGACCTTTCCGCCGCCGCTCTTCGACGGCCTGGCAAGCCGCTCGACGACGGTCGCCTTCGGGCGCACGGATTCGAGCGATCGCCGCACGGCAGCCGCGACGATCACGCACGTCGTCACGTATGGCTGCATCGCGCAGCCGCTTATCAAGGACGATTTTGTGTTTGCGTTCTTCGACGTCGACGTGATCGATCCCGCCGCCGATCCGAACCTGAAGTATCCGGGCCCGGACGGACGGATCGAGCTCTCGTTTACGGCGCCAGGGCCGGTCTACGTCGCGCCGCTCACGCCGAATGGAGGCGATCCCCATGCCAGTTAGCTTCGGCTCGATCCCCCCGAACCTGCGCGTCCCGTTGTTCTGGGCAGAGTTTGACGCCTCGCAAGCGGGCTATCTCCAGACGCAGGCGGCTAGCTGCCTCCTCGGCCACGCGCTCGCCAGCGCGCCGGCCGCGCATGAGAAGCCGCTGCTCGTCTCGGGCGTCGACCAGGCGATCGCGCTCTTCGGCCAAGGCTCCATGCTCGCGGACATGGTCGCCACCTACCGGGCGAACGATCCGGCAGGCGTCCTCTACTGCGTCGCGGTCCCCGAGCCGGCGAGCGGCAGCGCGGCGACGGGGACCGTCACCTTCGGCGGGACGCCGATCGCGGCGGGGACCTTGGGCGTCTACGTCGCCGGGCGGCGCTACGCGCTCGGCGTCACGACGGCGTCGACGCCCGCCGGCCTGGCGACGGCGCTCGCCGCCGCGATCACCGCCGATCCGACCGCGCAAGTCCTGGCGACCGCCGCCGCCGCCGTCGTCACGCTGACGGCACACCATCCGGGGACCTGTGGCGACGGGATCGACGTCTCGCTCAACCTGCGCGGGATCGCCGGCAACGAATGGACGCCGAC